CAGGTTCTGCAGCGACATGTGTAGCTTCAACACCTTGGCGTCGGCGCCGACCGGCGTCTGGGCGAGCGCCGACAAGAGGGCCGCCCGCACCGCTTCGAAGGCCGCCGCCGTCTCGGCGAATTCGGCCTCGGCCTTCACGCCCCGCAGGACGTCGGCGGCAAGGTCGCGCCGGCTCATCCGCCCACCCCGCCCGGCAGGTCGTCGACGTCGCCCACCACATCGGCGGAGCTCGACGCGCCCGCCGCCATGGCCTGGCCCTTCAGCGCCAGCGTCGCCATCAGCTCCTCCCGCTGCAGCCGGAGCGCCTCGCCCGCCTTCTCGCGTTCGAGCTGCAGGCGCAGCTGCATTTCCTCGCGCTTGAGGGCCAGTTCGGCGGCCATCCGCTCGCGGGCGATCTGCAATGCGTTCTGCGCCTGCTGCCGGTCGGCGGCGGATTTCACCGCCAGGCGCGCCGCCTCGAGCTGGGCGTCCGACTGGGCCTTGGAGGCCTCGGGATCGTGGTGCGGCGCGAGCTCCGGCGCATGCGCCGGATCGGTCCAGTAGAGCTCGGGGCTCTTCTCGCCGGCCGCCCGGCTGAAGGCGCGCAGGCGGTTGTAGACGTTCTCGGCGGTGACGAACGGCCCCGCGATCCCGCCCTGCAGTTCGACCACCTTTTCGGTGAGCCCGATCGCCTGGGCCTGGACCGCCAGGTCGCGGTTCCGTTCGGAGGAGCCGACACCCACGTGGACCGACAGCGCCTCGCGCGCCGGCCAGGCCTCGGGCCGCACCTCGCGCCAGGTCTGACCGACCTTCATCCGCGCCGGCGCATGATCGCCCGTGAACTGTTCGCGCAGCATCTGGTGGATCCCTAGGAACAGGTCCTTCACCCCCGTCTCGGCGAAGACGCGGCAGATCATCCGGACCCGCTTCTGCGCCGCCGAGATCAGCTGGGCGGCGCCGCTGGCGGTGTCGTGCAGGGTGTCAGGATTGAGTCCCTGGGCGTTCCTGACCACCCCCGATCGCTGCTCCGCCACGGTGGCCATGAACTCCATGGCGCTGAAGACGTCGAAGCTCAGCGCCCCCGCCGAGATCGGCCGGACCGCCTGACCGGTCTTGGAGCGCACCGGCACGTTGGGGGCGTTGTTGAGCAGGTCCGAGATGGTGAACTCGCTCGCCTGCTCCTCGGAGATCTCCATTCGCTGGTTCAGCGCGAAGTAGCCCGAGTCTAGCAGCATACGCAGCAGCACCGTCTTGATGCGCATCACCTCGAACAGCTTGTCCGCCAGGCTCTCGCCATAGAAGCGGTGCGCCGAGAGGTAAGGCGTCAGCGCGCCGAACGGGATCTGGCTCACCTGCTCCTTCTGCAGCAGCACGCGCTGCTCGGCGTCGGTCTCGACGCGCCAGATCTCCACGTCGCCGTCGTCGTCGGCGTCGATCCGCAGATAGTGGGTGCGCACCTCGACGACCCGCAGGTCGTCGACGCCGCTCTCGCCGGCCCGGTCGTTCTCGCCCGCTTCGTCACGAGCGTTCGCCATGGCGTCCTGCTTGGTGGTCGCGTGCGGCAGGCCGCGCGCCAGCCTGGCGTCCACGCCCCGGGCGATCAGGTCCTGCACGCGGGGCCGGTCGCGCAGGGCGCAATAGGCCGCCTCGCGCAGGGTCACCGTGTCCGCCGCCACCGTGAAGTCCTCCGACGGCACGGCCTTGAAGCAGACCCGGCCGCGCAGCTCCGAGAGCTTGACCGCCACCGAGCCGTCCTCGCGTTCCTCCAGCGCCGCCCGCGCCCAGGGCGTCGCGAGCCGGCCCAGCGCAGCCAGCGCGGCGGCTTCTTCCGGCCCGGCCGCGGCGTGCTCGGCGATCGGCCGCTCGTCCTCCTCCCACCACCAGTGGAACAGGCCCGTGCGGTTCAGGAGCGCGTCCTGGATCGCGTCGTGGAAGGCGCGGAAGGCGTCGTTCTGGTGGAAGACGACATGGCTGACCGCGTCGGTCTCCTGGCGCGCCAGCGCCTCGTCCGCCGCCCCGTCCGCCTCGAAGGTGACCACGTCGTCGCCGCCGAAGAACACCTCCATCACGTCCGGCATCAGGGTGTCGACCGCGTCGGACAGGGTGGAGTCGATCGCCGTCGAACGGCCGCGGATCACCGCCAGGTCGGTGATCTTCCCCTGCCGGTACTCCTGGGCCTTGATCCGCACCCGGGCGAGCTCGCCCGTGTCGCCCTCGCCGAAGCCCACCGAGCGGCGGCACTCGTCGTCGACGATGCGCAGAAAGTCCGCGTCGGCGTAGCGCAGCCGGCCGGGCTTCCCGTCCTTGGTCTCTTCGCCTTCGTCCATCAGGCTTTGAGCCCCACGAGGCCAGTGGCCGTGGTGCCGGTCGCCTTCACCTGGACGATGCGGGCGCTGAGCGTCTGGCCCGCGACCGCGGCCACCGAGGTGGTCGCGCCCAGCGAGTCCACCACCACCACCGTGCCCGCTCCGCCGACGATCAGGCCGACCAGGTCGACGAAGGCGGTGTCGGAGGGCGTGATGGCGGCAAGGCCGCTTGCGACGAAATCCGAACGTAAGGTCATCAGACGATCCCCCTAGACTATGCCAAGGTCAGGCATGACGAGCTGGGCCCGGCTCTTCGCGAGCGGCCTGGCCAGCGCGCCATAGCGGAAGGCGTCGGCCGCATGGCTCGCCCAGTTGTGCAGGGGCCGCTCGCGCCAGACTTGGCGTTTGCCGTCCCACTCTCTTCGGTATTGCTTCAGCGCCTCCAGCCCCCGGGCGCAGCGCTCGGCGTCGAACCAGCAGCGCGCCAGCATCAGCCTGACCGCATTGATCCCGTCGGCCACGGTCTGCTGCGGCGTCACCTCGATCTCGCGCAGGCCCAGCGCCCGCAGCGTCTCGACCCGGCTCACGCCTGTTCCCAGTTCGCGGGCCTCGGCGTCGTGCGGCAGGACGTGGCGGCCGTAGCGATAGTCCCTGGCCTCCAGCCTCCGCACGATCTGCGGCAGCCCCTCGCCCGAGACCTCCAGATAGTCGACGATCCGGCGCTCGGGCCCGACGTCCTGGACGAACCAGATGGCGGTGGCGTCGTCGATGCCCAGGTCCCACCAGGTGTCGACCTTGGCCAAGGGCTCGATCGGAACGCGGCAGAACCGGTCCTCAGCCTCGGCCCTGGCGAGCTCGGCCGCGTAATAGGCGCCCTCCACCGCGGCGTCGAAGCTGCACTCGTACTCCCGGGCGTAGGCCGCCTCGTCCATGCTGGCGCGCGCGTCGGCCAGCTCGGCAGGACTGAGCAGCCCGGTCTGCGAGGCCCTCAGTTCCCAGAGCGCCCAGCCGGGCTCGCCGCGGGCGGCGCGCTCGCGCAGCGCCCAGAAGCCGTTCTTGCCGCGCGGCGTACCGGTGAAGGTCGCTCGCCCCTGCCGGTCCGACAGCGCCGGCCGGATCACCTCGGCCCAGGCCCTGGGATCCCAGTCGCCGAACTCGTCGCAATCGACGTCGTCCAGATAAAGCCCCCTGAGCGCGTCCGGATTGTCCGCGCCGAAGAGGCGGATACGCCCGCCGTTCGGCAGGTCGCAGCGCAGCTCGGACTCGTTCCAGCTCGCGCCGGGAATGGGCGCGGTGAAGCGCTTCAGGTGGTCCCAGGCCACCGCCTTGGCCTGGCCCAGGTAGGGCGCGACATAGGCGCAGCGCGGGTTGGGCTTGCCGCAGGTCAGCGCCGTGCGGATCAGCCCGTTCAGCGCCGCCACCGTCTTGCCCGCCCGGCGGTGCGCCACCACCACGCGCCAGCGCGCCTCGCTCTGGTGATAGGGCAACCAGACCGCGCGCGGCCGATACGGGATCACGACTTCGCGCCGCTCGAGGCGCTGGACGGGTCCGGCGCGCCTTCGGCTTCCGTCAGCGCCCATCGGATCACCTGCTCGAAGGGTTTGTCGTCCTGGTTGCCCACCGCCAGGCTGGCCAGCCTGGGGTGGACGAAGGGCGCCGCGGCCTTGGCGGCGTCGAGCCGCTTGGCGGGCTCCACGCCCTCGTCGCGCATCACGGCCAGCATGTAGTCGAGCGGCGTGATCCCGGAGGCGCGGATCTGCGCCAGCGTCTCGGCCGCCGTGGCGGGCGTCGGCGCCCGCTTCGGTCTTCGCGCCAAGCGCGGCCTCCTTACGCGCTCAGCACCGCATGCCAGGCGCCGTTGGCGGCGCTGGTGAAGCTCGCCGTCTTGCCGGCGGCCAGAGCGAAGGCGACGTTGGCGCCGGCCTGATTGATCTGCTCGCCGGTCGCCGGGAACAGGTTCATCGAATTGGTCGCATGGGCGTTGGTCACGGTGATCTGCATGCCCGCCTTCGCCGCCGGCAGGATCCCGGAGTCGCCGGCGGTCGCCACGGTGGTGAAGCGGTTGATCACCGCCGCGCAGAGGGTCGCGCCCG